GGCAGTCATAATTTGCATTTCATTATCACAGAGATACATGTCTTTGTATCGACCAGTATAAGAATCTACTTTTTGAATACGATAGTCTGGCATACCATTAATTTCCAAGATACCAACTTGAATATAACGATAAGGAAATCGTTCAAGAAGAACAGTTGGTTTTTTTACAATATTCATCAAACAACCTCAACGGACTCAAGATCTTGTACCAAGCAGTCTACTAGAATTTCATAATCATCAAGTGGTTCTCCAGAGAATACTACACCACAAGACTCATAGAATCGACGAACTTTTTTGAAAAGTTTAGGATTTTTTACGTCTAGGTAAATTTCTCCTGAAGCGGCAGAACGAAGTGTGTTGAGATCTTTGCTCTTGAATTTTTCGGTAAGTGACATCTTTCCGTGTGTTGACCTTGTTATTATAGAGGAATGACGATGATTCGTCAAGTGCTCCTTGCGTGGATCGAACACGCCTTAGGCGAATTATGAGTTCGCTGCATTCACCAGATTGCTAAAGGAGCAGGTAATACATTTTAATTTATTGTGCTTCGTTATTTTCTTTCTTGTATATTCGAAGTAGTTCATCATCTGCAGGCATCATTACTGCTGCCTTTCCATCCTCTGTTAAAATACCTATTGTTTCTCCATTTTCCACTCTTTCAAAAAGTTCATCAAACCTCTCGTCCCATTCTTGCACGGTGAAAATTTCCATAGTTGATCTATTTATTTGAATATTGGGATCGGGATGACAGGATTCGAACCTACGACCCCTGCTTCCCAAAAGCAGTGCTCTACCAAACTGAGCTACATCCCGAAGTGGTAGTTCCTATCGCCGCTAACCCTGAACTACCAAGGGGGTCACCGCAGTTGAAGTGTCATTCAACTTCGATAGTATAGCACTACTTATGCTTTCTGTCAAACGGTTCCCAGTGTTCCCATCCATACTTATGAACTAAATGCATTCCTATAATAGGAACAAATACAAGAAAGAATCCCATGACACCTAGACACCAAGGGGTTTGCATAACTTGTCTTACAAACAACTGTATATGATTCATTTTCTATACTTAACTGGCCATGTAAACTCCATAGCAAGAGTGAGTAATAATATGAAGGTTAATACAAATAATGATGTCATGCTGGATAATCCCATTTTGTAATCTGATCTACTTTATGTTGTGGACCCCAAACACCCTCATGATAAATGTATGGTGCAGTTCTCACTGGACATTTTTCACCCGTACAAAGAAGATCATCAACGATTCTCCACGATTCAGTCACTTCATCAGAATGAACAAAATGTGACTGATCAGCATTTAATGCATCATACAGAAGTTTTTCATATCCATCCACTCCTAACCAATCAGGATAACGATGAGTAAGTGTTGCAAGTTCAACTTTTTCATCAAGTCCAGGAGACTTTACATCAATCTGAATATCAAGGTGAGCATGTGGTTGAAGACGCATCACAATACGTCCAGGGGTCTCGCCCTCAAACAATCCAACAGGTGGTGCTTTGAGTTTGACTACAACTTCAACGCACTGATAAGGCATTTTCTTACCAGTCATAAAGTAGAAAGGAACACCCTGCCATCTCCAATTATCAACGTATAAATCACCAGCAACAAATGTTTGAGTCATCGATGATAAATCAACACCTTGCTCCTGACGATATCCCTGATACTGACCAGTAACAAATTTTTTACCAAGTCTAGTTGCGGCAAGTACCTTTGTTTTCTCTCTGCGAATTTCTTTTGCATCCATTCTGCAGGGAGCATCCATAGCAATCAACGACAGAACCTGTAACATGTGATTTTGCAACATGTCTCTAACGACACCTGCTGTATCATAATATTGAGATCTGCCATCACAACCAATAGTTTCTGTTGCAAAAATCTGAACTTCTTCTATGTACTCCCTATTCCAAAGTGGTTCCAAAAGAACATTACCAAAACGAGTGGCAAGGATATTATTAACAGTATCTTTACCAAGATAATGGTCAATGCGATATACTTGTTTTTCGCGTAAATGTCTCCCCACCACAGACTGTAGATGATCAGCAGATTTAAGATCGTGCCCAAAGGGTTTTTCGATAACCACTCTGGAATGATCTGGGTCTTCGAGGAATCCTGATTCTTTGAGGTTGATGATCGCATTTTCGTATCTCTCTGGCGGAACAGATAAAAAATATGTTGTATCTACACTTTCATCATGAAGAATATTTAAACTTTCTTTTTGTCCCAAATCACAAGATCGAAAGTCTAACCAATCAGTAAATTCTGATGGATAGTCACCAATATACTCTAACCATCTAGTTCTACAGTAGTCTCTACGAGATGCACCAACAATCAAAAGATCTTTTGGCAAAAGGTGCTTACACCACAACTGATATAATGCTGGAATTAATTTTCGTCTACACAAATCTCCAGTTGCACCAAAGATTACTATGCGTTTAGTGAGCGGTTCCGTTTCCATCATATTTGTCTGTTTCGTAGTAGTTATTTTCACCTTTTCGTATCCCGAAATATATCGTGGATAATACAAAGGGCGCGGCTGCCCATAGTAAGACATCAGCAAAAGTCATCTAAAAAGTACCTTGAATCCAAAAGATGTTCTACCATCTTCAATTTTTTCTAAACTAGCAAGATGTTCAGCATAAAGTTTAAAATCATCACCATATTCTAAACCTAATGATACCAGTGGTCCATCAAACCTATCATTACTATCAAAACCAGAATTGTTAACGCTGATCCCAGAGTAAAAAGTAAGGTCATCAATTGGTGCGAGAAGTTTAACTCCAGCATGATTGACTCCTGGATAATCATCACACTGCATGGGTGATGAAAGATGTTCGGCAAATAATCTAACATTTGTATGAATATCATATTCAACACCAAAAGAACCCATAGGTTCTTCAAAATTTATTTGTGCGTTATTATCCCAAGGGTCAGCATTAAGTGTAATATAAGTTTTAATTGATTCTGGTGATGCTTCACCAACAACTACTGTTGCTAAAGCAGCAACTATACTATTCATTCCAATACAAATACTCATCTTACGTCATGTCCTCCAAACATTGCTCTCATTCCATTTAAAACCTTGGCTGCGAAAGCACCCAAACGGCGTGACTCAAAGCGTGACCACAACGCACTGCTGATAACAGGAGCGGGTACGCCAAGATCCACAGCAGTGTGAACAGTCCAACGACCCTCACCACTGTCTGATACTCCCCCATCGAACTTGCTAAGTTCTCTATCGCTCCGTAATACATCAGCGGTAAGATCAAGCAACCAAGACCCAACCACGCTACCACGACGCCATAACTCAGCAACTTCAGCACAGTCAATATCATACTGATAGTCTTCTGGATTATCCATTGGAGCGACTTCAGCATCACCCTCTGCAACGTATGCTGCCCCAGCATTAGCTTCATGCAGGATATTAAATCCTTCTGCGTATGCTTGCATGATTCCATACTCAACTCCATTGTGCACCATTTTTACAAAATGTCCTGCTCCAGGACCACCACAATGTAACCATCCATATTCTGCAGATGTTGTGCGACTTAAAGGATCAGTGCGAGGGGTAGATCCAATGCCTGGCGCGAGTGCCCTAAAGATTGGAGAGCAAACGGATACTGCAGTATTTGTACCGCCAACCATAAGACAGTATCCACGCTCCAGACCGTAAACACCACCACTAGTACCGCAGTCAATATACGCGATGCCAAGTTTAGATAACCGTTCTGCCCTGCGTCTAGAGTCCTTAAAATTGCTATTGCCATGATCAATAATAATATCGCCTTCCACACAAAATTGTAATAACTCATTAAGTGTGTCCTCTACTGTTTCTGCTGGTACAACCATCATAAAGATTCCAGGAACTTTTGAAGTATCATTAAACACACCATCACTGGAGTGAACTACTTGAACAAGGCCTTCCAGAGAAGTGGTACATCCACTGATATAACCCTTTTCAAATTGTTCTTGTGCTTTCTGATAATTGTTACGATATCCATAAACTTCTATTCCTTCTTTGATCATACGACGAGACATACCCTCGCCCATTCTACCTAAACCGATTAATCCTACTCTCATATTGGCCTCCCAGGCACATAGTCCATATCGTCTAAAATTTCGTCTAAAATTTTTCCGTATTCATTAAACATTCTATCTCCAGCAATATAACATCTTTGACGACGCCATATTGCCTCTGCAAGCATCCTTCGTTCTTCGTAACTAAATTCAGTAAATCTCATTCAATTGACTCCTTTCATCCTAACCAAAATTGTATGCATTTGCCAAACTCCAATTAACTAATAATGAAATGCTACTAAAAATAAAAAATGCCATAATAAGTGATTTCATGACTAATCATCTTCATCGTCTTCGTATAGTGGACAAGGTTCTTCAAACAGATGTTCCATTCTAAGTTGTTTGATGCGTTCTCGGAGTCCTTTATAGAACTCTCTTTTTTCATCTTCTTTCATTTGTTTTGGAATATTTTTTCTACCTGCTTGCGGGTATCTTCGAGTTTTTTCTTTTCTCGTTCTGAATGTTTGTATCCATAGATTCCTTTACTAATAAAATGACCCTGAATAATCATCGTTATTCCAAAAAGGAATAACATAACAACTCCTAACCAATCTATAAATGTGGATGAAGCCATGGCACTATTGGTGGAATAACTCCGATGAGTCTCAATAAACCCTCACTAAAGAGTCCAAGAATAAAGAAACCAACAAACATACTAATAATTCCAGCATTTCGATTATGCTTTCTTATAGCATCATCAATCATCTCCTGACACTCTTCACGAGTGACATAATGACTTGGTTTTATTTCATTCATCCTGTGACTCATTAACCTTTTTACTCAGATTATCCATGGGATCTGGATCTCCGGAAACAATTGCACAAGCTCTCTTATAATAAAAATTTTCTGTATTACCAGATGATTCAAATGTTTCCTTAACTCTTACCCAATTATCATAGGTGGTTTTGTCCATGAAAATCCTCTGTATTAAGGTTTACAACATCATATTAATCATTATTTAGTGTCATGTCAATACATTTAAAACCTTAAAAATGTGATTTTCACACATACATTAAAAAAATATTAACGAATTTCGAAATTTAGTTTACGAATCTTTCTTTTTTTTCTAGATTCTTGCCATTCAATGTCTGCAGCAGATAGTTTTGGTTTTTCGGTTTCATTCGTTGGACTACTAATCATCACCACTTTTGAAAGATCATTTGCAGTTACACTATCTCCCTTTACGACTACCATGTTTGGGCAACCACATGAAACTGGTCTTGATCCTTTTCCAACTACTTCCTTACCGCAGCATTTACATCTTACTACTAACATTGTACTGTACCAATTTTATATTCTCAAAGGCAAATTATTTATGATGCTCGAAGAGGGATTCGAACCCCCGACACCCTCCGTGTAAAGGAGACACTCTACCGCTGAGTTATTCGAGCGTGGCAGGTGAACCAACCTGCAGTTTAGACCGAAGTCATGGTATTGTGTAATACCCTCCACTCGTCAGCAGAGGGGGCACCAAGAAGGATCCCACTTCTCTCTCACATGGGTTGAGTTTCCGATTCTTTTTTCTCTCGGAGATGTGAGCACGGATGTCGCCAATCCGTTTACTCCCCCGGCAGGATTCGAACCTGCGACCAGACGATTAACAGTCGTCGGCTCTACCGCTGAGCTACAGAGGATTGTCTTTTGATTCTATCATATATTCTACAGTGTTGGCAACATCTTCCATTGCATCACGTAGATTTGGGCGTTGTCCAGAATACTGTTCTGTCTTTATAGTTCCATTTGTGAACTCTTCAGATAAAGTCCAACGCCATTGACTCATGCCTTTAGAATACCATAAGTTAATTTTCATAGTGTTGTATAAACAACAAGCGGGTGATCGGAATCGAACCGACGACATCTAACTTGGAAGGATAGCGTTCTACCGCTGAACTACACCCGCATAAATTCATATTATAATATATTTTCAAATTTGTCAAGAAGTAAATGTAAATTCTTTCCACTCATCAATGTTTGAATTTTCAAGATCCATTAACACTTTACTAACAGGTGCTCTTGGTTTTCTATGGAGTTTCATATTAGTTTGTTCTAGAAGTTTATTACCTTTCTTCACATTACAAGAAGAACATGCAACAACTAGATTTTCCCAAGTATCTTCTCCACCCTTTGATTTTGGAATCACATGGTCAATAGTAAGATTTTTTGTTGCTCCGCAATATTGACATTTGTTCTTGTCTCTCTTATATATCAAATTACGAGTTGGATACATATTGCTCATTCTACGAAAAGGAATAATGACATAATTAATAAGTCGAATTACTCTTTTTGATATAATCTTTGCCTTTTCCTTGAATAAAAGAATTGTTGCTCTTTTCCAATTTGTAAAATGAAGAGGTTCGTAAGAACTATTCAAAACTAATACAGTTGAATGAGGTTGAACAATTTCCATAACATTCTGCTGTTGAAATTATTTAGAAAGAATAAACGACTCAGGTAGGACTCGAACCTACGACCGACTGCTTAGAAGGCAGTTGCTCTATCCAACTGAGCTACTGAGTCTTGCTTTTTAATTCTTTCTTGAGTTTGAAGTACATAGTATAGTACTTTTTCTTGATTTCGTCAAGAGTGTTCATGTCATCTTCAAACCCCATGTACTTGAGAAGTTGATACGAACCTTCAAGTTCACTGATCAAACGAAGAATGTTTACAGGAGTCACATTGTTTAATTCATCCATTTAAGTTTTTTCACATAGTCGTAAGAATAAAGTTCTCTATCACCTTTGATACCCCATCCCAACCAGTGATATGCAAAAATCATATATTGCCGGACGGTTTGTCCACTGCCTTCAAATTCTGGAAGAACTTTTTGAAAGTGTATCTCATTAATCAT